AAATTACATCCTAATTTCGAAGAACTATCAGCAGAAGAAAAAGATGATATTTTAGAAAAAGTAGCAATGAAGTATCAGGACGTAATTAATGAGGATTATGATAGATTAGCTAAAGAATGTTTCAATGTAACAGAACATAGACTTGAAATGAAAACTGAGTGTGTTATTCGTTCAGCTTATTTTAGAGCAACTCGTCGTTATGCTCAATGGATCACTAAACAAGAAGGAATTGCTAAAGAATCTTTGGATATTAAGGGTTTAGAATTTATGAAAGCAAATTTTCCACCTATTTTAGGATCATTTTTTAATGATATTTTACAACAAGTATTAAAGGGTGAAGAAAAAGCTAGTATTTTAGATCAAATTAAAGTATTTAAAAAACAAATACTAGATGGTACAATACCACTTACTAAATTAGGTAACCCTTCAGCAATTAAAAAACTAGAAAAGTATTCAGGTAAAAATACTAGAGCAGGAGAAATGTTTACAGAAATACTTAAAGGAGCCCCTGCACCTGTACGTGCTACAATTCGTTATAATGATCTGTTAAGATTATGGCAATTAGATAAAAAACATAATTTAATTACCCAAGCAGATAAAGTAAAATGGATTTATTGTAAAGATAATCCTTATAAAATAGAAGCATTAGCGTTTCAGGACTTTGATGTACCAGAAAAAATTAATGACTTTTTAAATGCTTATGCTGACAGACAAAAAGTATTCGATTCAATATTATTAAATAAATTAGAAGGATTTTTCTCGGATCTCCAATGGTCATTAGATTTAAACCCTTACACAAATGCATTAGCATCCTTTGAGATATAAAATAAATTTCATATATTACAACTATGGTAAATAAAGCAACACTAACATCAGTTATTTCAAAATATTATTTAAACGGATTAAATAATCAAGTAAAATGGCGTATTAAAGATAATCAACTAACGGTTTATGCTGGAGATAATGGTAGAGTATGTAAAGTAGTACATAATAACTTTAACCTTGAAGATGCAGAATTAGGTGTATTTGATACTCATAAACTTAGTAAATTACTTTCTATTACTAACGGTGAATTAAGTATTTCACTTGAAAAAATTAAAGCAGTTTATACTAAAATGAATATAGCTGATTTAAATTTTGATTTAACATATTCATTAGCTGATATTCTAATTTTAGGTAAAAATACTTATTATGAGGATCCTGAAGAATTTGAAATACAGATTGATTTAACTAGTGAAGATATTACACATTTAATTAAAGCAAAAAGTGCTTTAGCTGATGTGAACAATATGTTAATTACTACAACAACAGATTTTGATGGTGAGAATATATGTGAAATTATATTTGGTGATAATACTGGCTTTTCAAATAAAATTACTTATCAACTTAGAGGTAATATTACTAAAGGAGATATTCAAATCCCATTCGACTCAGATATATTTAAAGATATATTAAATGCTAATAAAGATATGGAAAGTGGTACACTAAAAATATCAGAAGTAGGAATGTTAAAAGCAAATTTTAAAACATCAGAAACAGAAAGTGAATATTTCATCGCTAGAAATGAATAATCACATATGTATAATGGAACATAAAATTGCAGCTAGGGCGCGTTGTTATGTTTAAATTAAATTAACCGAGAGCTTCGGCCTCACAAAACCAAATGATATGAGTACATTATTCAACGAACAATCAAAGTTCGACTTACTATTCCGTAACCTATTTAAGGCAGACGGAGTTTTTCAACCAACAACGTTTGAAAACAAACAACCCCACCCACTAGATATTTTTTATGACGATGAAGGACTTCATTTTGAAGTTGCTTGTACTGGTCTAACTAAAAAAGATATTCAACTAGAAATTGATGGAGATCTTTTAAAGATTATCTATGATAAACCTAATGAAGAAGAATTTGATTATAGTGGCTACATCTATAAAGGATTAGCTAAACGATCTTTTAACTTAGGTTATAAAGTAGCAGCTAAATTCGAACTAGAGAAATTAGAAGCAGAAATGAAAGATGGTTTGCTTCACCTATTTATTCCAATTGCGGAATCTAAAAAAGCAAAAACAATTAAAATAAAATAAAAGTTTTACCAAAAACGCGTGTCCTAGCGCAATATTATTCGTATATTCACGTCTAAATAAATAAGTTATATGACAACAAAAAGAAAGTCTATTCAGACTATTACCGACCCTTTGCTTGAACCCTTCTTTATTACTAAAGATGAATACAGCTATACTGTAAAACAAAATGTGACATCTGATGCTTCCCATTTCAGGGCTAAAGGTAAGGCAAAAACCTATGAAAAATCATTATATTACTATGCTAATTTTGAACAAGCTTTACAAAAAATAGCTAATTTAAAGGCAGATGTAGAAAATTTTGATAATTTAGAAGAATATATTAACAATTATAAATCAATTAGTAATCAAATTAAAAATTATACAGATGGAATTAGAAGCGTTATTTAATGCAGTCATTGTAAAACCAATTGAAGCCGAAGAAAGTACTTATGGTTCAATTATTGTACCTGATTTGGGAAGTGAAAAAAACCAAACAGGTAAAGTTGTATCCGTTGGCCCGGGTCAAAAAACATTAATGGGGGAATTTGTTCCTACTATTAGTAAAGTAGGAGATATTGTTGTCTTACCTACCCAAGGATTTACAAAATTACCTTATAATGGGGATGAGTATTATGTAGGTCCTGAAAACCAAATTTTAGCTAAAGTAAATACTCCTATAGAAGAAGTATTAGCACAAACACAAGTCACAAAAGAAGAAATTAACCACTTAACAGATTTATCAAATGAGTAAACAAGTTACATTAGGAAAAACAGCTAGAGAAAATTTAGTAAAAGGTATAGATATATTAGCTGATGCTGTAGTATCAACTTTAGGACCAAATGGAAGAAATGTAGTTATTGCAAATAATGGCTCACCACAATCAACAAAAGATGGTGTTACAGTTGCAAAATCAATTACATTATCAGAACCAGAACAAGAATTAGGAGTACAATTAGTAAAGCAAGCAGCAATTCAAACCGCAGAAAAAGCAGGAGATGGTACTACAACTTCTACTTTACTAGCACGTGAAATGGTAAAAGCAGGATTAAATGCTTTAAATAATAGTGAAAATGCTGTACAAATTAAAAGAGATATTGACGCTACAGTAAAATTAGTAATTTCTAATTTAAAAAATAAAATATCTGAAGAAATCTCAGGTGAAGAACAATTAGAACAAATCGCATCCATTTCTGCAAATAATGACCCAGAAACTGGAAAATTAATAGCAACTGCTATTGATAAAGTAGGAATGGAAGGAGTAGTTCATATTGAAGAATCTCGTACTGGTGAAACTTATCTTGAAACTGTTGAAGGATTGCAATTTGATAGAGGTTTTAAATCTCCATATTTTGTTACAGATAACAACAGTATGACATCAACCTTAGATAACCCACTTATTCTAATTGCTGATCAAAAATTAACACAGGTAAAGGAATTATTGCCCATTTTAGAAGCAGTAGGAGCTCAGGCAAGATCTTTATTAATTATTGCTGAAGATATAGATAATGAAGCTTTAGCTACTTTGATAGTTAATAAAATGAGAGGAACATTAAGTGTATGTGCGGTTAAAGCCCCGGATTTTGGAGATAGACGTAAATTAGCTTTAGAAGATATAGCAGTTACAACAGGTGGAATTGTTTTTGATAAACAAAAAGGAATGAAGCTTGATAAATTTTCATGGGAATGGTTTGGTGAAGCTCGTACTGTAACTGTAGAAAAAGAACAAACAACAATTGTAGATGGAAAAGGAGGAATTGAACAAATTGAAGCACGTATTGAAGAATTACAACAACAAATCGATAAAGCAACAACACCGTTCGAAATCGAAAAACTTCAAGAAAGGTTGGCGAAATTCACAGGAGGAGTAGCTATCATTCATGTAGGTGGAAACACTGAAACTGAAATGAGGGAAAAGAAAGATAGAGTTGATGATGCTTTACATGCAACAAAAGCAGCTATTGAGGAAGGAATAGTACCTGGAGGTGGAACTGCATTACTATATGCTTCCTCTGGTTTAGAAGCTAAAACAACAGGCGCACAAATTGTAATATCAGCATGTGCTAAACCATTTAACCAAATTCTTGTTAATGCTGGATTTGATGAAGTTAAAGGGCAAATTTTAGCTGATAATTTAGTTAATTCCGGAGATGATTTTTGGGCTGGGTATGATATTAAAACAGAACAAACTGTTAATATGAAAACAGCAGGTATTATCGACCCAACTAAAGTAGCTAGAACAGCACTACAAAACGCAGCATCAGTAGCAGGTACTGTTTTATTAACAGAATGTACTGTAGTTGATGAACCTAGTGATGATAATAAACAACAACAAATGGACCCAATGATGGGTATGATGTAAATTAATAATTAATAAATAATAAAAAATGACAAAACAAGAAATTTTTGAGGTAATTGAAGAAAACTTTAATACCTTAGCAGAAAACAACGATGGGACAACTAAAGCAAGTCAAGCACGAGCTAGAAAAGCAGCACAAGCTATTAAACGAGTAATTACAGATTACAAAAAAGCATCTGTGGCTGAGTCAAAATAGTTTCGTATATTATGGCTACAAAGATTGAAGAAAAAAATATCCTAATCGCTCGGAGAGTACCTCCGGGCGATAAATGGAGATTAGTTGCAAATGAACCAGATGGTCCTACACACAAAACATTAACTGATACTTTAGAAGCCTACATGATTAAAACAGGATTTAAAGGTCATTACAGATTAGAACCATTAAAAAGTAGTTTATATGCAATTGATTCAACAGAAACAGAAGTAATACCTGAACCAGAAAAGAAATATTCAATATATGGTGAATACGGAGAATAGTTTATTAGTAGAAAAATATAGACCATCTAAGTTAGAAACTTATGTTGGGAATGAAAATATTAAAAAATCAATTTCTAAATATTTAGAACAAAATGATATTCAAAACTTAATATTTTATGGACCAGCTGGTACAGGAAAAACTACTTTGGCAAAACTTTGTGTTCAAAATCTTGATTGCGATCATCTTTATATTAACGCCTCTGATGAAAGGGGTATTGAAACGATTCGTGATAAAGTACAAGGATTTGCGAGCGTTGCTTCTTTTAAACCACTTAAAGTGGTCATTTTGGATGAAGCTGATTTTCTTACTATACAGGCGCAAGCTTCACTTCGTAATATCATCGAAACTTTCTCGCGTACGACGCGTTTTATTATGACTTGTAATTTTGTAGAGCGCATCATTGATCCTTTACAATCTAGATGTCAAGTACTTAAAATTGTACCTCCAACTAAAAAAGATGTTGCTAAACATTTAAATTGGATATTACAACAAGAGCATATTGAACACGATATAAATGATTTAGTACCTTTAGTTAATCAATATTATCCTGATTTACGTAAATGTATTAATACTATACAATTATCAACTGTAGATGGTGGTGCAAACGATTTATATCTTAAATTAGACCATTCAATATTAGTATCATCAAATTATATAGATAAAGTTATTAATGCATTATCAGAAGGATCTAAACATAACAAAATAGATTGTTATAATGATATACGTCAAATTATAGCAGATGCTAATGTAGATGATTTTGATGAGTTATTTAAAGCATTATATGAACGTGCATCTGAATATTTACAAAACAAAGAAGGCACAGCCACTATTTTAATAAATGAACATCAATATAAAGCAAATTTCCGAATCGACAAGGAAATAAATACAATGTCGTTAATTCAAAACTTAATAAATAATAAATAATTATGCAACAGCAACAACAAGGTCCACCTATTGATTTAAAAAACACAACATCCATTGAAAATTTTGATGGGGGTATTTTATTTAAACAAGGAGTACTATTAAGAACAGTGTCTAAATTTGTAATGGGTACAGATGAGGATGCTTTACTCCCAATTCCAGTTTTTTATGATCCTTCAACTAAGAAAATTTTAGAATCCTCGGTTCCAAAAGAACTAAGAGAAGAATATAAAGATTATATCCTTTAATGAAAAACATCTTTGATTGGTTAAAAGCAATTAATAACACCAAACCCCCAGTTGAATCTTTTACAGATAAAGACTGGGAGGTTTGGAATAGTTATATGATACATAGGTTTTTATCTATGAATCCTGATTATCTAGAAATTGTAAATTATGTTCAAGATTTTCCTCCACAGGAAAAAAGAATGATTTATAATATATATAGAGAGTTTATCCCTAAAAATAATAAATGGAGTAAATATGTTAAATCTAAGGTAAAACAACCTAATAAAGATTTAACAGACCATATTAAAGATTATTTTCAATGTTCAAGTAAAGAAGCAAAAGAATATATAAATATATTGGCTACCACAGAAATTAGTCGTATATTAACCAACAGAGGATTAAATAAAAAAGAAATAAAACCGTTATTAAAATGACAAAAGAATTATACAATATGTTAAAAACATCTGCTGAAGCAGATAAAGCTAAAGCATTATTATCACTTGAATTATTAGGTAATAAAGCAGTAGGAATTGGAGACCATTCCACAGAAGATTTTTATAAAAATGCCGAAGAAGCACTTATCATGCTAGTAGATGCAGATGATAAATTGAATGCATTGGGGCAATATTTTGATCCTAAAGCACAAATCAATGGGTGATTCCATTAAAGCTTATATGGATAAGCTAGAAAATAAAATTGGTACAGGACATTTCCAAAGTAATGCCCAAGAAATAGAAAAAGTTATGAGTGATAGAGAAATTATGAGTGCTAAATCAGGTAATTCATCAAAATTAACAATAAAAGTATTTGAAAAAGAATACCCAGAATTATCTAAAGAATTTAAACAAATTCAAAAAGAAATGTATGAAATGTTTGCGGCTAAACATATGGACTATGGGTTAAATAATATTGCTTTAGGTGGAGATATCGTTAATAACAGCGATGATAAACAATTTTCACTAACTGGGTTATGTATTAGATTAACTGACAAAATATCACGTTTAAAAAATTTATTGATTAATGGTAGATCATTTGTTGAAGGTGAAGGTATGCAAGATACATTTATTGATATAGCCAATTATGGAATAATCGGTCTTTTAGTAGGTCGAAATAAATGGAAAAAATAGTTTGGCAAAAAAATTACCTAAAATAGTAAAAGAGATTAGAAATAATCCCCCACCACTTATTAATTATGCATATCAAAAGAATATATCATATTCTCAGATGTCCATATTTAGAGGATGTCCTCATAGATGGAA